CTGACAAGCCGCTAACTCCCCCTGGAGTGTTCCGCCAGCCCTTGAGAATGGGGTAGCGACTGAGCCGACTTCAAGTTGAACGCCAGTTACTTCAAAGTAATCTGCTGCTCCAGCAGTACCGCTTGGGGTGTAGTAGAACTGCAAACCGATTTGAGTTGAGGATGAAGATACTGTGCCTGTGTAGGTGAAGCGAACCCAAGAAGTTGTGAGGGTTGCAGTTTGGCTGATGACCGTTCCTGTGCCAGTAAATCCAGCCACGATGCTTTGGTCTGTGCCAGTACCGTAGAGGACATTCACGCTTAGCGCATTTGAGGCTGAGGAATAGTTAGCACCTGCGCGAGCATAGAAGGAAAGGGTTACGGTCTGACCTGTAAATCTGATTGACTCGGCAGTTTCCAAGGATTGCTCAAGGGCAATGAGGCCAGTAGATGTTCCGCTGGAGTTTCTCTGCACTCTCGCGCAATACTGAATGTTGGAGATGCCTGAACTCTGACGAGAAACTGTTGAGTCGGAAGTAGCGTGGTAGCCAGCCCAACGGTCTGCGGTATAGGAACTGGTAGAGCCAGCCGAGATAGCAACCGAACTGCCTCTCTGCCAAATGTCCATCCCGCCGTTCAGAACGCCATTACGGCCAGCGGCAATGTTTCCTGCCCACGATACGCCTGTGCTGGCAGAAGAGTTTGCAACGAGTGTGGAACCATCGGAGCCAACCGCTAGGTTAGTAATGGTGGATGCACCAGTGCCAACGATAACGTCACCCTTGGCGGTGACGGTAGCCTTTGGGATAGAGTTAGCCACGTTGAAGGCTGATGGGCTAGAGACGGTTACGATGTCGCCTGCTACAAGGGCTGTAAGCCCTGTGACGGTAGTTCCTGTGGTGGCTGTGTAGTCCACACCACGCTCAATAAGGACACCGTTAACGAACACTTGCTCAGCACCAACGGTGTAGGCAAGTGCGGCACTGAAGTCATCAGTACCTGAAAGGGATGTTTCACCACCCGCAGCGGTCTTACGCCACTGCTGGAGTGTTACACCCTGGTTATTAGGGTGACGAAGAACAGTCATATTATGACAACTCGCTTCCGAAGGCTGAGAATGAGACGGATGTTGAGGATGCTGCAATTGAAATTACGTCTGTATTTGCCAAGGTCAAGCCCAAGGTAAGGGTGTCTGTGGCATTGCTACCTAGGAGTACGTCGTAGGCAAGGTACTGCTTTGGTGTGTCACCTGCTCCTGCCACACGGACTGAAACACGGTATGTCTGAGCCGATGTAGACTGGTTACAAATAACGACGCTAGAGACAACTGCTCCTAGCGATGTACCTGATGTGTACAGGGTTGTAAGGCTAGATGAAGCACCTGCCGCTGTTGTTGCTGCTGGGACTGCCTGCCCAAGCACTTTATATGCACTTGCCATTTATTTTCCTTTGCTTGGTTAAGCGCCCATTGTTAGGAACGCGATACTGGTTACATCACTTGCTGCTGCTATTTGACCTGTTACGCCATGAACATCCGCTGTGGCATCAAAGTGAGCCTGCATATCTGTCATGTCTTGTGCTGAGATTACGTGGCGCACAACTGCGCCAGTACGGTGAGCCTGTGGGGTTGTGCTGTTGTAGCCACGAGTAATCGTGAAGGTAGTTGCTGCCGTCTTGCCCGTAACCAATACCAACTCTTCTGATGAAGCGTTGTAGTCAAGCGCAAGAACGAATGGGTAGTTAGTTGGGAAACCAACTGCAGCGCTAAGAACAACGCTAGTGACAGATGAGTTGATGTTTCCGTTGATGGTTGTGTCTTGCGCTGTGGCGCTGTAATAACGTTGTGGCATCGGCTATCCTCAGGAGGTGTAGTGGGTACGAGGTGGGTACTGCTCTTGAAGGCGACGCACTTCAACGTTAAGACGTTGCTGGTACATCTGCTGTAATACTCTGCCAATGTTGGCTGCTGAGCCAATTGGGTCATTGCCTTGCTGTGCGTCTGCTTCAGCAGTTGCTGCTGGGACACGGCCAAGGTCTAGGTACATTGCTGTACGGTAGGCAGCACCAAGGATGATTACTTCACGTGCAGACTCAGAGAGTCCAGTCATGGTGAAATCATCTGTATCATACTGAAGTACTGTTGGCTTCTTGGTGTAGGTAATCATTACTGGACGGCCTGGAATGATGCCTTCACGAATGGATACTGTCTTGCCAGAACCCCAGTAAATTGGGTTAGCCATACGGTCAACACGATAGTGACGTACTGGTAGCCATTCTTTAGAAGGGCCGATGGTCTGCCATGAACAGCCTAAGATATCGACTGCTTCGTTAGGAAGCACGTAAGTTGTACGGGCTGCTTGCCAATTGAAGATAGTGTAAAAGGTACCAAACAAATCTGGGTAGACACCATCAATGGCGAGGTTAATGTTTCGGCGGATAACACTACGCGGAAAGGAAGGCGCGATAGTCACACGAGTACCAGCGGAGTGGGACTGTGCAGTTGTGTCACGAAACCCTCTGCCATATGCGGGGATAGTTGCCGTATTTGTAGTACGGTCAAAGGAGTCCACCCAGATAAGTTCATCGTCAATCTCAACCAAGCCACGGGTGAGGACTGTTCCGTCAGCAACTGTAAAAGTTAAATCAGTTGATGTGATTGGAGCAATCAGGTATGTGGCTTGGTCCTGACGATTGGTGTAGCCAGTAAGGGCTAGGTTAGTCTCATTGATTAAATCTAAAAAGGTACTCACGATGAAATCCTTCTTGCTGCCTCTGCTTCGCCAAGCCCGAATGTGCCAGCGAGAGCATTAAAGGCACCAGGAGTATCGTAGTAATAGTTCTTTCCGCCATTGCGGAAAGCATAAATCTGATTCAAGGCATCAATACCACGGGAATATCTTTTACCTGTTACGTTGAAAGCCCAGATATTTGCAGCACCGTTGAAGTCGTATTGTGGTACATCATTAATCAATGTGCCAGCCAAACGATTCAAATGGTATACAGTGCTTCTGCCATCCGTTAATGCCATGTCAGCCCCTTCTTAAATTGGTTACTTACTTAGTTCCGCCAACACCTTCATAAGAACCGTACTGGTCCTTTGTAGGCTTGCCTGTTAGTTTGTCGCTTGACTTGCCGACCATGTTGCTATTGCAACCGCACTCTACGCACATGTTATTTACCCTTCTTTGCTGGTAGGACTTTCTTAAGATTTGGGTTAGCCTTCTTTGCAGATGGGCTAGCCTTACGAGTAGAGGAAGCGAGGATTGCTCCTGCTGACTCCATTGAAACGCCTGACTTCTTAGCGATTGACTTCTGCGCTGCGGCGAAGCCCATGCCCTTCTTTGCTGCTGCCATTTACTTAGCCTTCTTCTTCATGAGGATTGCCTTGCCCTTAGCAAGTTCCTTAGCCTTCTCAGCCTTTGGCTCAGCCTTTTCGGCTGCAGCGTATGCTGCCTTCTTTGTGATTTTCTTAGTTGCCATTAGATATCCCCTGTATGTTTTAATACCTCGGCACTCGCCTTGGTAATCTTGTCTGCAGATGGCATGATGTCTGCGTTGTATGCTGCACCCAGTTTGTCACTGGCAGCCTTTGCCTCATTGATAGCACGCATGGTTGTACCTGCTGGCTGAATACCTTCGTCTCTAGCCTGACGATAGGCTGCCAATTCGTTATCCCACTTCTTGGCAGTCATTGATTCTGCTCGGCCAGCATCACCTGAATTGATATGAAAGTTAGATGCTTTCAAGCATTCAATATAAGATTCGTGGTTCTTCTCTTTACAGCCTGTTCTACAGTTTTCGCCTAGTGGCATCTTTGACATCCTCAAAAAATTTTAGGTTACGTTGGATACGGTCATTCTCTGGACCATTTGCCTTCACCGCTTCTTTGGTAAAGGTTATTGCTTCGTCAATGTGCTTGAGATTGTAAGCAGCGATTCCTGCAAGGTCGAAGGCTTTCCAGTCCCAAACGGCTGATTCGTAACAGTAATGGTTGGAGCGAGGAGACTCCAGAGCGTTGAGAGAAGCATCTAAGCAACGCTGCCATTCTTGCTTTCGGTATGCATCCATTGCAGCACCGAACTGCGGCTCACCCTGCATGGGAAGAATATCCCTGCCTTTGTCATACCACATACGAGCAGTTTCTTCTTGGCCAAGTTGATGCGCTGCTTCTCCTGCCCATCGGCAGACTGCAGCACTTTCAACATCCCAACCTTCATTCTCTATCTTGCGTTCTGCTGCCCTGATAACATCTTCCCACTTGGAGTAGAAAAAGTATTCTCGGCACATATAGGTCCACATACGTGGGTCCTGGGGAAATTCTTTGACTGCCAGTTCTAGCAGTTCTATGTATTGGCCACGAGACTTTGTGTTGTCTGGCAGATGCTCAATAACCGCATCTCGTATATCGCAATCAACCGTCTCGTGCTTGCCATACCAGATGTTTACTTCATGGCATGGATACTTCCATGTCCAGTTCCATCTGGAATGAAGCCTGTCTCGCTCCCATTTGTTAGCGTCAGTCTTCATGGTAATCCAGCCTAGGTCTGCACCTGGCTTCCACTTCTTGCGTACCTTCTTGAAAAAGTTTGGCTCAGGTACTTCGTCTAAATCTAAGATAAGGCAGACATCAGCATCCTCTGGCACTAAGGCCAGGGCTGCATTACGAGCCATATCAAATCTGAATGGCTTGATGTTGATTTGGTGGACTGTTACTCCCAGCGCTTTAAGCGCTTCTTGTGTTCCATCCGTGCTACCAGTATCAGCAACGACAACATAATCAGCACCAGCGCAGGCTTTCGCAAAACGTTCCGCATGAAGAATCTCATTCTTTGATATTGCATACACAGCAATCTTCATGGTATAAGCCTATCACATACCGCCAAGCATTAGTATGTCATAAAGATTTGCTGAGCCTGTAGCACCTGTGCTACCCGTGGACCCTGTTGCTCCCGTATTACCTGTAATGCCAGTCGGTCCTGTAGGGCCAGTAGCCCCTGTCGCTCCAGCCGCACCATTGCTGCCAGTAGCGCCTGTTGCGCCCGTGTTTCCAACTGCCCCATTCGTTCCAGCAGTACCTGTAGCCCCTGTCGCACCCGTGGCTCCATTGGTTCCATTTGAACCAGTAGGTCCAGTAGGTCCAGTTGCTCCTGTGGAACCGTTGGTACCTGCCGTACCTGTTGCTCCTGTTGGGCCTGTGGCTCCAGTCGCTCCGTTAGTTCCTGCGGTTCCTGTGGCACCCGTTGCTCCTGTCGCTCCAGTATTTCCAGTTAGTCCAGTTGAGCCCGTATTACCTATGGCTCCTGTATTACCTGTATTACCTTGTGCTCCAGTGTTGCCCGTTGCTCCAGTTGGTCCAGTAGGACCAGTGTTGCCAGTAGAACCAGTGGCGCCGATAGCACCAGTAGAACCAGTATTACCTGTAGCACCAGTTGCTCCTGTCGGTCCGAGTTGTGTAAACATTACTTGTTGAGCAGTAATGGCAAACGATGGTACTGCTGGCGAATTAGGCGATGTTGTTGCAGCCTGCGCCAAAAGGGTTGAGGATGATGAACTGCTCATCCATACAAATTCTAGGTAATCATTTGCCGAGACGGTCATTACATAATTCCATGCAGGCAAAACATAATGGTTCTGATTTGATGTATCTACTTCACCATTGCTCCACGCTAAATCTGCCCCATTTAAGCGGAGCCAAAAGTTAGCATTTGCTGAGCCAGATGTAGTTACCTGTGCAGAAAACTGGATGTTGTAAGTTCCAGCATAACCAAAGACAATCCGAGAAGTTGGGCTACCAATGGTTACGCCATTGCTTTCCTCGGTTGTATTGATGGCAATAGTTGTTGGTGTATTGGCCGCCGATAGGGTTTGAGTTACACTGCTGTAGAATGAGCCGTAGTGACCAAGGGCGCCGCCAGCGCCTGTAGCGCCTGTAGGACCAGTCGAGCCAGTAACGCTAGGGCCAGTGTTTCCAGTGGCTCCTGTAGGCCCTGTAGGGCCAGGAACGGTGCTTGCAGCACCAGTGTTACCAGTCGCTCCTGTGCTACCCGTAGCGCCTGTATTACCTGTTAATCCAGTAGGGCCTGTAGGGCCTGTTGGACCTGTGCTTCCGACAGCACCTGTCGCACCAGTGTTTCCTTGGGCACCTGTGTTGCCTTGTGCTCCTGTGTTTCCGATTGCTCCTGTGGCACCAGTTACTCCATTTGCCCCTGTGGGTCCAGTAGACCCTGTGCTTCCAACAGAACCTGTTGAGCCAACAGCACCCGTGGGTCCTGTCGTTCCAACCCCTGTGCTTCCTGTGTTACCTTGACTTCCAGTAGGTCCAGTCGGGCCAGTGCTACCTGTAGAACCCGTTGAACCGCTTTGTCCAGTTGCTCCAGTAGAGCCTGCGGCTCCAGTATTTCCTGCTGAACCAGTTGCTCCAGTTCCGCCTTGTCCGCCTGTACTTCCAGTGGCTCCAGTTGCACCTGTGTTACCTGCCAATCCTTGATAGCCCTGTGGGCCTTGTGGGCCGATAGGCCCCAATTCTACAATGTCGAGTTGGCTAACGGCAATGTCGTAGACATTTGTGGTTACTGGAATTTCAACAATGGAAATCGTATCTGGGGTAGTTGTCATTAGTGAGTCACACTCACGTTCACGATGAAAGTACCCTGAAGAATCTTGTAGACAGTTCCGTCTGTATTGTTTGTGAGATTCAAGTCATACTGGTATGTGCCTGCTGGGAGAGCAGCACTATCAGTTGCCGAGATGTAAAGATTGATACGGCCATAAGCAGCGTCAATCGTGGCGCGGCCATTGGCAGATGAGAGTTCAATAATGGTTGCAGTATCTGAGGCGTAGCGTACCTGCATATCCGCTGTGTAATTTGTGAGGTTTACAGGCACTCCGCCAATCTTCCAGACTGGCTTAAGTTGAAAGGTGGTGCCTTGATAAACGGTGAGGTTGTATCTACCTGGATTCATGGCTCCCCTTAAACTGTCGTAATGTTTGCGCCGTAACCAGCGTTAATCAAAATTGTGCGTTCTACATCCGTAAT